CTGCTTCTAATATCCCTAATGCCAGCGTAAGCCATGACCAAGCCTGATTACGCTCCGATACACCTAAGACCGGCTGATAACGGCTTAAATCGGCTCACAGAGGTCTTAAAAGAGGCTCCAAAATCGCTCTTAGGAAAGCCCGAACCACGCATTCACACGCCCTACAATGACTATCCAAGCAAGGGTCAAGAGCTCATTGACTTTGCTGAAAGTATCTTTCCAAATGGCTTTATGGATTGGCAAAAGCACCTTGCGATACATGCAAACAAGGTAAAACCGGATAATCGTTGGGCTCATCCGCTATTTACGGCAATCGTTGCGCGCCAAAACGGAAAAAGTGCTTACATGATGGCAAGAATCTTGATGGGATTATTCCATTGGGATGAGAAGCTTCAAATCCTTTCCAGCCATCGACTTTCCACATCCGTTGAGCGTTTTAGAGAAGTCGTGCAGATCATCGAAGAGAATGAAGAGATGAGCAAGCAAGTAAAGCGCATCCGGTGGGCTCATGGAGCTGAGGAAATTGAAACTCTTAACGGCAATCGCTTTGTGCTTAAAGCTGGCGGCGCAGCTGCTCGCGGTATGAGCCGACCAGCTGTGATACATCTTGACGAATTACGCGAAATGCGTGATATGGAAAGCTTTGCATCTTTGAGATATACGCTTATGGCTGCGGAAAATCCACAGTTACTTTGTTATAGCAATGCCGGTGATGCGACAAGTTTAGTGCTCAATTCTTTCCGTGAAAGAGCGTTGGCAGCTGCGGCAGGTGCAAAAGATGACATTGGTTATTTTGAATGGTCATCGCCAACGGATGAAATCAGCCTAGAGAATGCGGCTTATTCAAATCCGGCTCTAGGTGTGACTATTCATCCCGATAATTTAGAAGCAACCTTTAATGATCCAGCAGATGTCGTGCAAACTGAAATTCTTTGCCGATGGGTTCAGACCATCAATAGCGTGGTCGATGCATCCAGCTGGAGCAAATGCGTAGATAGCAAGGTTGATTTGGACACGGAGAAGCTGACATGGCTTGCCATTGACATGAGCCCAGATCGCAGATTTGCCGCTTTAGTCGGTGCTCAAAAGCTTGACAATGAGCAATTTGTCGTAAAGCTTTTACACACTTGGGAGAATGAGCTCCAATTAGACGATAAGGCAATTGCCAATGAAGCTGCCGTATATGCTCGCAAATATCCAATTGAATATTTGCTTTATTCGCGCAAAACATCCGGCGCGGTAGCGGCAAGAATGCAACCGGCTGGAATTCCTATCTTTGAGATGGATGCCGCTTATCCACAGAGCTGCGATGAGCTTTTGGGCGCTATAAATAGCCAGCGACTTCGCCATAAAGGTCAAGACGAGCTAACAAAACAAATGCTTAGTGCCGTAGCTCTAAAGAGGAATGATGGTTGGATCATTGGGCGCAGGGCATCCGGTCAAGCCGTTTGCGCAGCGGTGGCAACGGCATTGGCTACACATTTTGCGACACGCCCAGAGGTGGAGATAGACATTTTAGCGATGTAGGGCTATAAGCCTTGCGAGAATACGCGCATGGGTTTATTGGATACATTCCGCGTTAAAACAGTCGAGCCGTCAAGTGCCGATGTCGCGGCAGCTCTTCCATTACCAACCATTGATTCTTTGATTATTCCTTTCAATGGCACAGTCACTGCAACGCGTGAAGAAGCTATGAGCGTTCCGGCGGTAGCTCGCGCTCGCAACATTATTTGCAGCGCGATAGCTGCGCTTCCGTTAGAGGTGTGGGATAAAGCAAGCGGCATAGAAGTTGATGCACCAAAATCAATCACCCTGCCAGATCGCCGCGTAAATGCAGCCGTTACTTACACATGGCTTGCAGAAGATTTGCTCTTTTATGGTTACGCATATGCACAAATTCAAGAGCTCTATGCTGATACAAATCGAGTGCGCGACATGGTGCGCATCAATCCTACGCGAGTGCAAATTGTTACCAATCGCTTATCAACAGAGATTGAATACTATGTGGTTGATGGCGTTCCGCTTCCAACTGAGGGCGTTGGTTCGCTAGTCGTATTTTATGGAAGCGATGAGGGTCTATTAAATCGCGCAGGTAAGACAATCCGCGCCGGTGCAGAGTTAGAGCGCGCAGCTGCGATGTATGCAAAAGAGCCAGCGCCTACAATGGTCTTAAAATCAAATGGCTCTGCTCTTCCGGCAGATCGCATTGCAAAACTTTTAGAATCTTGGGGCGTAGCGCGTAGAAATCGCGCGACTGCATTTCTAAATGCTGATGTGTCACTTGAAACAATTGGTTATGATCCTGAGAAGCTTCAATTGAATCAGGCGCGTTCCTACATTGCAACAGAATTGGCGCGAGCCATCGGAATACCAGCTTACTTCTTGGATGCCGAGAGTGGTTCATCGATGACTTACGCCAATGCTAATTTAGCAAGACAAACATTGGTTGATTTCTCACTTCGACCATTGATGACAAGCATTGAGCAAAGGTTATCCATGCCGGATTTCCTACCTAGCTCACAAATTTGCAAATTCTCATTAGACGATTACTTGCGCGGTTCAGCTTACGAGCGCGCGCAGGTTTATGAAATTCTCAACCGCATTGGCGCAATGTCGGCTGAAGAAATCCGCGAAGAAGAGGACATGATTAAATGAAACTAAATGTGCCAATGACAATCACGGCAGCTGATGATCAGAGCCGCACCATTACTGGTCGCATTGTGGCATTCGATGAAGTAGCAAATGCTTCAACTGGTCGAGTGACATTTGCTGAGGGTTCAATTGAACCAAAATTAGTTTTGCTCAATTTAGAACATGACCGCACACGCCGCATTGGTAAAGCTTTATCAATGGAATTAGCAGATGGCGGCAAAGCAATCAACGCAACATTCAAAATTAGTAACACCACCGCCGGCAATGATGCAATCGTTGAGGCAATGGATGGGCTACGCGATGGATTTAGCGTTGAATTGAAAGTAGATGATTATGAAGTCGCGAAAGATGGCACAATGAAAGTTTTGAAAGGCACATTAGAGGGTGTCGCGCTAACGAGCGAGCCAGCGGTGCGATCTGCGCGAGTTACTGATGTCGCAGCAAATGAGGGCGAAGAAGAAGCGCCAAAAGAAAATTCTGAAGCTGATGAAGTTTCAGATGCAAACACAAATCCAAACGAAGGAGAACAAGTGTCAGACACTACCGTTCCAGCTCCTGCCGATGATGTAGCGGTAGAAGCATCTGAAGTCAAGGCAACATCAAAGCCAATGGCTTTTACATCACCACGCTCACCAATTGTTTCAGGTGGAACTTACCTGCAACATTCAATCCTTGCTAAGTTAGGCAACGAAGATTCTCGTCAGTATGTCATGGCAGCTGATGATTCTTTCACCACCAACCCAGCATTCTCACCGGTTGCTTATGTCCGTCAAGTAGCAACCAACACCACTTCAATTCGTCCAGTCGTAGATGCTTGCGGTGGCACACGCCCACTTCCACAGGCTGGCATGACAGTATCAATTCCAAAAATCACACAGAATGCTTCAGTAGCAACAGTCGCTGAGGGTGGAGATACAACCGGAACTGATGCAATCACTTCAGCTTATGTAAATGCGACAGTCATTAAAAAAGCTGGATTCCAACGCTACTCTCAGGAGCTTTTGCTTCGTTCAGATCCATCATTCTATGAAATCATGCTTCAGAACCTACGCGATGGCTATGCACAGGCAATTGATTCTTATGTAATTGCACAAATCACCGCTGGCGGAACTCAGGCAACTGCTACCGCTGCAACTTCAGCTGGCATGATCTCATTCGTTTCAACTGAAGCTGCTGCTGCTTACAATGCGACAAAGCGCGTTGCAACATCATTAGTTTCAGGTGTAGGCACATGGAGTTTGTTAATGGGCTCAGTAGATACAACTGGCCGCCCAATTTACAACGCTGGTCAGCCAATGAACTCAGCTGGACAGACTGCACCAACATCGCTTCGCGGCAATGTAATGGGTCTTGATTACTATGTAGATGCAAACATGGTTTCAACAGTTATCGATGAATCTTCATTCATCATTGAAAAGGGCTCAATCGAAATTTACGAAAGCCCAGCTCTAACACTTCAGACCAATGTGCCATCAACAGGCGAAATTGAGCTGGAATTATTTGGGTTCGTAGCAGCTGGTGTCACCTTTGCGGGTGGTCTGCGCCGCTTCAACCTAACTTGATCTCTAGCCTAGTCGCTCCCGAATAGGTTAATCAGAGAGGAAACGAAATGCCAAGTATTATTACCGCAAGCCAACTGCGCACAGTGCTTGGCGTTTCGTCATCCTTATATTCTGATGCTTATTTAGATGGCATTATCAATAGTGCTGAGGGCATTCTCTTGCCACTATTGGAAAGCTATTCAAACAAAATTGTCGGCTATCAAATAGAAAATGGCACCGCTATTTTCACGACACAATTGCCAAATCAATTTGTGGATAATCAGACAATCACAATTGCAAGCACCGCGAGCGCCTTTAATGGAACTCAAACAGTTACAGACACCTATTCCAGACCTTACGCGTTTAGCATCGCGACAAACGAAGCAGACTTGACTTATCAGCCGGTTATTCCTGCCGGCGATGTCTATGTATCCGGAAAGAGCGCGGCAACTCTTTATGCTTCTGATCCTGATATTGAAAGCGCGACCACAATTATTAGCGTGGAAATTTTCCAGTCAATCACCGCTGCTGGCGGTCAAATTGAGGGTGTCGATTTCACGCCAACGCCATATCGAATGGGCAGATCATTAGCAAGCCGCGTTTATTCGCTCATTGCTAAATATGTCGAAGTTGGAAGCATCGCTCAATAATGCCGACACCAACGACAATTGCAACCAATGTGCGCGATGCGCTGGCTACTTCACTTGCTTCAGTAGCTGCATCCGTTTATTCAGAGCCACCGGAAACAGTCATTCCACCGGCTTGCATCATCGTGCCGGATGAGCCTTATCTTGAAAGCGAATTTATTGGCAATCAATCGGTGCGCGTTAAAATCAATTTTGTCGTGACTGCTGCCGTTGCTTACTATTCAAATGCCGGAGCTCTTGACAATTTGGAGCAATTGATTATTGCCATCATGGGCGTAATACCGACAAATTACACAGTCGGCAATGTAACTCGCCCAAACATCACCCAAGTGGGTGCAACAAATTTGCTGGTTGCAGACATTTCAATCAGCACT